GCATAAGGAGATGGGTTGCACCCCACTTTTGCGCATGTTCCACAATCCCCTTTCGAGCCTCCTGGCGATACGTACGGACATCCCGGTGAAGCATCACATCTATCTGTGGATACCTACGACCTATGTGGTACAGGAGACTCCCCAGGGAATCTATGGCAAACTCAGACTTGGGTGACCCAAAAGTAGGTATGCCAATTAAGAGCTTGAATCGTTCTTCCATCCCCAACCTTCCTTCCCCCAGACGCGCCAGTTCCGAGTAATACTCCAAAAGAAGATCTTGAGCCAGTCCCAGGTGAACTTTCCGGGGTATGCACCACGGAACCTGTGTCCCTGACATGAGGGACAATGACCGTACCTCTGAATCTCGTACATGGTAATCATCTTGAGACAGCTCTCACACCGAACTACATCCACCCCCGTATCCGAATCCGTGGGGGGCTTGATAGCACACGGAAAGTCGTGCCTGAAGTCAAAAGCCTTGTTCGGGTCCTCCACCCTTTTCATTCTTTCTGTCTCCGGTACGCAGGGGGCTGGGCTTTGAGGCCCAGCCCCCCTGCGGTTAAAGGGCCTTGATGAACGCCTTGACAGAACCCGAACTGGTGGTAGCAATGGTTGCACCATTGTTCAGGTTGCCAAGAGGAACCACATGTGGAAGACCCAGGAGCGGTGACAACGGGATCGTTATAGACGTAGCTGTACCCAGGTTAGTCACATGGTACGTGGCCCCTGGAAGATTCGCTACAGCCATGTATCCCGCATCCGTTGCCGCACCCGTAGCGTTACCCAACGCATTCACAGGAATGAGCCGAGCATTCGTGAAGGATGCGGCAGTACGGTTAGTAACCGTGAAAAAGTTGGTGTTGAAGACAAGCGAATTAGTCGCATTGCCCGTAACAACAACTCCCGGATGATACCCGTACACCTGTACCACCCCGTAATTACCCGCAGGAATCTCGGACCCTGCAACGATTCCGGCAAACAGAAGCGGGTTAGGCTGCTGAGTTGCAGCCGTAACCGCAAACGTTACGCCGTATCCGTTACCAGTCCCGGTACCTGCTTCAGTAATCGGGAAGTTCCAATGCACCGCATGTCCTACAGGCATCGTACCCGTGAACTCGTTCTTCACCGCAATGAAGACTTGCTCAGGAGACGCCCTGTTGATCTGCTTCATCCACATAGAGCACCTCCTCTCTTAGGTTACGTACCCACCAGAACCGACGTTAGCGAAGGAAATCACACCCTGCTTGGAACGGTTAGAGATACAGAGGTTCCCCATCCAGAGAATCTGGGCAGTGGAAGCATCCTGGTTCTCAGGCCGTACAAAAGGAGTAGTGATGAAATCCGTCTTAGCGTCAACGACAAGTTCGAGGTACTTAGAGTTCAAGAAGTACATAGGTGCTGTAAGATCCGTGGTACTTGGAGTAGCATGAACCCCAGTAGTGATGCCATGATCCAGCATCATCTTGCACTGCTTGAACTGCAAGTTCATAAACCCGGCATCTCCGAGTTTCGTATCCGTGAACCGCTCAAGGGGCATGAGGCAGGCCTCGTACGCCTCAAACAGGTGCCTACCGCAAAGGATCAGATCGGGACGATCATTACCATCGGTAAGCAGGTTGTTCATGGTACGCATGGCAGACACGAGATTCTGGTAGGAATTGCCGTCATAGTCTCCGGCAGCAACCAGAACACCGCTGGGCTGACGGGGACCAGGCACACCACCAACTGCACCACGCTGGATCCGCTCAAAGCCTGGAATAGTCATGTTCATCCACCAGGGATTCACATACTGACTCCAAGCCCAGCTATCCCAGTCGTAGGTGTTCGCACCAGCAGCACTGGTGTTTGTGGTAACAGAGATCTTACCAACCTCATGGGTTACCGCATCGGTGGAGTCCGGATTTCCACACTGCCCATATGCAGAACGAACCAAGTGGTCCAGAGAGTTGATCGACTTCGAGGTACCATCAGTAGAGTCCACAGCAGAACCACCATGGGAGTCCACAGAACAGGAGTCACCAGAACAGAAGGTCACACCCCTATTGCCATGAATTCCATGGAGAGTATCGTTGAGGAACCACTGAATAGACTTCTCAGCCTGCATCACCTTGGCACGGAAGAGATCAATGAGCTGGTGCTCACCGGAATTGAGGCGGCGGTCCTTCCTGGACATGGAAATGGAAACAGCAAGCTGCTTCCAGTCAAACTTCGCAGTGGTAATACCCTTCTGCGGAGTAATATCCAGAAGGTCATAGTCCGAGTACTCAGTGATAGTTGTGTTCTCACCATAGAGCACAGGAACTACAATGTATAAACCGCCGTTCTGTGTCCTCTTCCTACCACCCTGTTGCAGCCAGTAATACAGAGGAAGAGAACCGAAGATGTTATCCTCCAGTTTCTTCTTATAATGACGCAGGGTCGTAGACAAGACATCATCCATTACGTCAGTAATGGAAACATCAGATACAGCCATCTTTCACCTCAGTTAGGAGTACTTAAGTCCTTTTTCTCTGAAAGCCAAACGAAGCGCATCATCTATGTTGCTGACTTTGGTACTAGAATTCTTGGAGTTGGCAGGAAGAAACTTGCCTGCACCACGCTCCACGGATCTACTACTTTTGGCAGCAGTACGCTTCTTGGTCTCAGCAACATCGTACACGGCCCAGCGATAGGCGCCTTCCAGATCCAGTAACTTATTCGTGCTCCAAGCTTTCTCCATCCCTGAACGGTATTTTTCCCAGTCAGGGTGTTTGCGCTTAAATTCTTCCAGAGCCTTTTCGGCCTGTGCGCGCATCCTATGTTCGGAAAGCTCTCGCTGAATAGGCTCAACAGCCTTCTTCACCTTTCTGTCCAGCAGCTCTGACTCCGCCTCTTCTCCATCCAGGTCATCAGGGATCTCTCCATCGTTCAGCCTTTCCAAGTACCGAACAACCCGAGGATTTTCGAGCAGGCCATCAAGAATCCTGGCCTTGTAACCTGCCTCTTCGATGTTCCCCGCGTTTCCAAGAAGCTGCTCCAGCTTTCTTTCCTTCTCAGCCAGAGCTTGAGTCTTCCTGGTCAGGGCACCCTGCATCTCCCGGAATGTAGGCCGTAACTCCGCAGGAACCTTGGTTGCGTCATAGAAGGTTTCCTCTTCAGGACCGCCCTCCGCATCCTCGGACTCCTCCGTGCCTTCATCTTCCTCAGACTCTATGCCCAAGGCAGACAAAAGGTCTTCCATCTCCTCCGAACTGTCTTCCCCACCAGACTCCTCAAAACCCTGTTCAGGAGTTTCGTCGTCTATCCGGCTGGAATCCTGTTCACCCGACATCCTAAACCTCCCGCTTGGTCAATTGGTTTACCTCCTTGAGCCCACGAGACTCAAGAAGCCGACGTTTGTGCGCCCTACTATCAACAAAGGTCTCCAGATTACCCGAGTAGTACCCTCCTTCCGGGCAAAAACAGTCAAATACCTGTACGTTGGGTACCCTGTCAGATACCTTTACTAAACTCTTCAACACCGGATCGTACCTGTATCTACCAGTTTTGTTCATGGTCTTACTCGCAACTCTCTTGGAGGAGTATCCCCCTCGTAAAAGGGTCTGAGGTAAATCAAAGAGTACACCACACCAGCGTAATCCTGGTTTGAAGCAAACAGTATGTACAAACTGTCTGCATGAAAGGCAAACTGCGTAGTCAGCAAGGATGTGTGGTACCCCTGAAGATTCGTGTGCATTGGAAATCTGGACAAAGCTCCTGCGTAACTTCGAGCAGGTAGCATGGAACCAAACACAGACCAAGTAGAGTCAGCACCTGCTACATACCGAGCAACGTAGCTTTGACCTGTAGTAGCACACGTGAGAACATCAAAGATCGCAACCGTATCAGCTTTAACCGGGACAAGATTTCCCGGCCAAGGCCAACGAAACACCGCCTGAGCACTACTTTGGGTTACCAGAGTAACCAGGAGAAACCCTAGTACAAAAAGTATCCTGCGCATCCCTAATCTCCCATGGTTGGGTTGGGGGCCAAATTCCCGTGTTGCACCCTGGAAAGCTGGCTACCCAATGAGGGTGTACCATTGTTTAGCGGATTCATACCACCACCACCACCACCCGACATAGCCGCCATTGTATCCGGATCCATTGGAGGTACTGAACGCTCCGCAAAGAGTGCCTTGTAGTCCGGGATGCCCATAGCTTCCGCTATGCGCATGGTCAAAGCACGAAGATCCACCATGTTTACAGGAACTCCCGTGTTAGGATCTGTTTCCTGCACCCCAGAAACTATGTTCAGGAAGTCCAGATACTGCTTCACCTGAACTTCCCTAGACTTGAAGCCGGAAGAGCCCACGTGAATAGTAACATCCACCTCGGCATTTAGAATCTCCCTGGATTGGGTTTGCCACATATCCAGAACTTCCGGATCAGCCGTGAATACAGCAACATCTTCCGCATCCAGGAATTCCCGATTCAGGATGTTCAACTTACGCAGGATATTCTGCGTAAACATGGAAACACGGTACAGGCGATCATTGTCTCGAATTCGTGCCTGTTGCTCCAGAATAGACGCTTCTGTGGCAGTTCTGGCACGTTGCTCAGATTCACCCCGGCGTTGCTCGGTTACACCGGAAATGAAGCTCACGGAATCCTTCAGAATGCTACGAAGATTGTATATGTCCGTGGAAATGGGTGCATCACGAAGGGGAAGTATATCCTTCCCCGGGTCACCCGCTATTTCAAATATTGCACCATCCCTGGCAGTAGTCAAATCATCGTATCTGCCCTCATCCAGGACACCCTTCTTTACAGCATACTTCCTCTGGAACCTTTTGATGTGGTTGTAGTGCATGCTGTCAATGAAATTCATTGCCCTGGCAAGACTATACCAAGTCATCGCATCAGGAACACCATAGGGACTACTGGGATCGGGATTGAAGTCAAGAAGCTCAAAGGGGAAATCATCCAAATCGTAAGGCCAGGGTTTCTTTACCAGAAACCTTGGAGAACCCTCCAGGTACGTGTGGGAGTCAATGACCAGGTACTCCTGGTTCTCTTTGTCCCAAATTTCATATAGAAGAACAAGCTCATCATCCGGATTGATAAACCTGTCACTTCCACTGTAGTCGTAGGAGAGTCCTTCACCTGAAAGAAGTGTATGCAGGCTGTGCGTAGCCTGGATACCAGAAGTCAATTCCCTGGAATACCTGGAATCTTTCTTCAAGTCTTCTACAACTTTCGGAATCGTGTGAATGACGTAGCGAGAATCCGAAAGGGAAGTAGCCAGGGGATCAAGAAGAAGAAATCGGGGATCCACACGAAGAACGAAGGGAAGCGTGTTTAACACATCTTGGGAAACTTCACCCGTTTCTTCCCGGTAGAGAGAAAGCAAATCTTCCGCATCTACCTCGAATGGATCTCTTACCTTGTGCCTCAGATTATCCAACTTAGGTGCGTAACCCAGCTTGATAACACCCAAGCCACAGAACAGACAATCCATAACAGTATTTCTGATTTCCCTCTCCATGCCAATTTCTTCAATTTCGTACTGAAGAAGAGCTTCATGGATCTTGGCATACTCAGAAGGAGTGCGTCCTCGAGGAACTACAGTTATCTCAGGATTCTTGAAGTAGACGGAGGGAAGAATGATTCTGGAAAGCCCGAACAAGTGGTTGGTAAAAACGTTGTCACCCTCAGGAACCTCATGCTCAGGTAAGTCCATTCGGTAGTAGCTAAGGTACTTGTCCCAGAGTGCTACCCGGTCTTTGAGCATCTCCTCGCCATCAGAAATCCTGGAAGACCACCTGCCGAACATTTCATCTGTTTTTGGCACTACCGGATGCTCCCAAGCTTGGAACGTCTAGTACCCTGCAACCGCTCCATACGCATTTTCAGTTCCTTGAAGGATCCCGGAGGGGGGGTTGCCTTGGGAGGCCCCCCCGCCGGGAAGATGAGCTGCGGTGCATAGGCAAGCGCGTCAACGCAGTCCTTAGTTGCACCCTTTGGAAAACGCAGCATCTCATCCAAGAGTACATCCTGTCCCTCAACGGCCCCATGGTAGAGAACTTCCGTATTTGAGTGCAAGGATAAATCTTCGGAAACTCGAATAAAAAGTTTTCCAGACATCACAAAAGGTTGGAAACCCCTGATACGCAATTCTTTAGACCTTCTGGTGTCCGTTGAAAGGGGTTCTACATGAAACCAAGCCTTCTGTTCCCTTGCACGCTGGTTAAATCCATATACCAGAGACTTTTGGAACGCTACAGACTCCACTCCAAACCGAAGTGGTTGGTACTTGTACTGCACCCGAAACATCTCCTCGATAATGGGGGCATCACCAACCAGATGGGCACGGGTAACCTCCCAAACGTAGATGTTCCACTCGCTGTCTACCCCCACAGTAACCAAGGCGGTGTAGTCAGAGTCAGAGTGTTCTCCCATGGAAGGATCCAGAACAGAAAAGAAGTTTATCATTTCTGGCATAGAGTAAACCTTGTTGTCCATTCTGCGACCATGGGAGTTCCACCAGTTGATTTTCGAAAGTGGAAAAATTGCCATACCCTCTGGAAGAGGATCATTGAGGTATTGGCATGAGAAGTCATACAGGGACATACCTCCGGATTCCTGGATATCCCGAAGATACTCATTGGAGAACCTGGAGGGAAAGAAGATTTGCCCACCCAGATGGAATATGTCTCCAAGGAGTTTAACCTCAGAAGCACACTTCCTTATGTACATCTCAAGCTTGGTGTTTCCTCCATTGGCAGATCGGTACTTCTGTTCTTCTACTTTCATTCTACCGTATATGTCATCAAAGTGCCATCTGGTACCTATTACCAATCTTGGACCCCGTATACCCCCTAGATCAGCTCTTGGGTCCAAGATAGGAATAAGCAGATCCAGGTAGTTCTCTATGTTATCTATGGCCTCTTTGGTAGAGATGTTCTCGTCTGTTTGGAGGTCATCTAAAATGGCCATATCATAATGCTGGGAAACTTCTGAGGTTTCTACTGAAGATGCAGTGATACTGTGCTCAGATAAGTACCTGGTTCTTCCTGCTACATCAATTGCAGTACTGTGCCAGGTAGAGTCTCTACTCTTCTTATTCTTATCCCAGTTTCCAAACAGTTTTCTAAAGGAAGAGTTTCTTTCCATGTGCTTGGATATCAGACCAAGCCAACCTTTACTGTTGGCTAGCTTGTGGGAGGATATAAGAATTCTGAGGTTTCTATCGTGTATGAGTAGCCAGATAGGGAATCCTACACTGGCAATGGAAGACTTGAAAGTTCCCCTGGGAAGGAGAACAAGGGAATCCTTCTGGATAGATTTAGTCTGTAAGAAAAAACAAAACTCCCAGTGCGGCTGGATAGAAATATCCTTCATGTCCAGTACATACTTGCAAAAGTAGTACAGGGACTTCTTACAGAGTCTCCTCTGTTTCTCCCTCAGAAGTCTCGCTAACCTCAGCTTCTTCGCCTTCGAGGTAATAGGGAGTGTCGTGGGTATGTTCGGTATGTTCAGGTACATGTATTCCTTCCGGGTATACAGGATTGATTTCCCCGTAATCAATAACCATGTCATCTGGAGCAGTTGCTAGAAGTAATCTATGGATTTCTTTATCCAGTGCATCATCTGATAGATCATATAAATCCTGATCCACAGATTCACCTGGAAGAGATGATTGGCGTACTCCAGTGTCACCTTCTCCAATTACTCCAAGACTCCTTAAGGCTAATCTTGCAGCTACCATGTCGTTTCTTTGTACTGCTTGGAATACTTTTTTCAGTACAAAGATTTTCATGTTCTCCATGGATTGATGGAACCTGATTGAAACAGGTTCCATGAATTGTGGATTCACCTGGAGGGAGCGTATGGTGGTTATTGGTAAACCTGTATCCAAAGAGAGTTCATCTTCATTCCTGATATCAAGAGGATTTGCTAGAGCTTCTGCTAGAAGTTCTAATCTTTTATCTCTACCTACAGGAACTACAGTGTTTGTTTTACTCTTCCTGACTACGTTCTTCCTTGGCATTACTTACCCTTTCATGTAGAGTTCCTCTACAGGAAGCCCCAGAGCCTTTAGGGCTCTGGGGCTTCCATGTAGATACTATATACTATATAATAGTAATATAGGGGGGTGCAGGGGGGATTGCAGGGTGCCTCAGCCGGGGTAAGTCCCTGAAATATCTCGGGGTAGCAAAAAATTTGGTACTGCGAAAAATCTGGTTGACAAGGTGCCGTATGGGACCCATTTGGGTGATAAAAAAAGTATACACATGCGAATGAGGTGGGAGGCTCCATGAGTAAAGAAACAGAAAAAGGAGGTTCTCGTCGGGGGGTGTCGGCCTCCCCCCAAAGCGTCTCCGTGGAGCGAAGCGGAACGGGAGGGAAGCGGCTGAGCGAAGCGAAGACCTTTGTATAAGCTGCGTGCAACGCTAGATTATACAACGAGCGAAGCGAAGTTGTACAGTGTGAAGCGAAGCGAAACACCTTTGTATAAGCGGTGGACGAGCGAAGCGAAGTCCGCCGCGAAACGTATTTTCCGCCTCTCTCCTATCGTATAGCATGGGCGTTGTGGGTTTCTGAGGGGTTTCCGCGCCGTGCGTCTGGCCGGCTACTAGCCGCGGACTGCGCATTTACATCCCTTGACAAGCGGTACCAGGTATGGTATACTGTCCTTGGGTTGAGAAACTCTCAACTCGGTCCAACATCGGCTGGAGGCCGCCGATAGGCGTGAGCTTCCAGAGTTCATCCTCCTTGGGGGTGGTTACATGCGCAAGAGTGCGCGTGGTCGATCTCTAGGGTGGGCAGTCGCGATTCTCCAGCGCCTCGGGTGGCGAGTGGGTTGTCCGCTAGTCAATGAGGCGCTGGAGATTGTCAGGTGCGCTGGACTGCATTGGACCCCGCCTGATCGCTCTAGACCGGATTCTCCGGCAGTGGGGCGGTTGCAGCGGGTCCAATCGGGCCGTGATCCTTTACCGTCGGGTAAGGGCTCTCGGTTCCCTAAGCCAGTTTGGTCCTGGGATTCGCAGGCTGCCAAGCGCCCGCGCAAGCCGCGCAAGCCGGAAACGTTCACTCCTGTGAAGCTGCCTGCCGGCAATGATGCCGCGTTACTGGCAATGTTCACGGAGAGTCGATCGTCCCGGGTACGCGCTACGTCAGGTCCGCTAGTCGGGCAAGACGTTGTGCGGGGAACGTGATCGACCCTGGGGGAAGCGCAAGCTTCCCCCGTTTGTTCCCTCGAGGGGGTAAGGGGGTAGCTATGAAAGTCCGGGTAGACACGATCAACCGAATTGCCGGGATTCTTGAGGAACGCGACGGCATGGATACGGAAGTTGCACGGCAGATAGTCAAGTCTGCACTCCGATCGGCTATCGTTGCAATGAGTCTGGGCGATTTCGAGCGACCGGAAGAAATCTGGATGGAAGAAACTGGCTTGGAAGTTGACTTTCTCATGGAGTTAGTCGCGGGAATCGTGATGTAAATGGGTATGGGATCCTACGGGATCCCATATCTTGTTACTCCCTTACCCGCTTACTTGTTCGAACTCGAACTCCAACTCGAACTCGAACACCAACTCGAACTCGAACACCAGCAAGGGGGTAGTTTTGGGATGAGACTGGTAAGGGAGATTCACGACGGGCCAGTCTTCCGCACAATGGAAGATGTCGGGCATTACCTCCAAGAGTTTAGCCAGGAAGATCGTGAATTCGTCATCGTAATAGGAATCGACACACAAAACCGTCCTGTATACCGGGACATCGTGAGTATAGGCACGCTAGACCGTGCTTACGTGTCACCCAGGGCAGTTTTCAGGCGTGCGATCTCCATGGCTGCTAAGGCCATTCTGGTAGCGCACAATCATCCAAGTGGGGAAACTTCCGCATCCGCGGATGATATAGAGTCCCACTGGATATTGTACCAAGCCGGGCAGATCTTGGATATCCAGTTACTGGACGCCCTGATACTAGGCGCAACCCAGTGTACGTCCTTCATAGAGCAAGTACGTATGCGCGGGGGTGTCTACAAACCTGGCGAAGAATAGCTTCGTCGGGAGTCCGCAAACTACCACCAAGGGGGTACCCGTGTTCGAGAATGAGGGAGCGTCAAGTGGAACCGTGGTTACTGTAAACGAGCAGTGGCTGCGTTCGAACTGGCAGGCTGTAATGACGCAAGTCTACAACCTGTGCGCAACGGGAAGTTCAGATGCACCGAAGGATTGGATTTCCGCACCTAATATGTCCGCCGATGCCACAAAGCATAGGTGGGAGGGCGTTCTGCCGCGGATGGAAGGGTGGGAGTTACATCCGGATGCGGCTATCCGGATGTTCGCCTTCGCAATGTTCTTGGACTTCGTCAAATACCAAGGTAGAGGGATAGACCTTGTACTCATGGAGGAATCGCCCGGGTCGCCAAACCTTCGACTGGGAATCGCTGGTAAAAGTGACTGCGTGCCCTTCATGATGGTGTCCACAGACTCACCGATGACACCCCTTCCTAGAAGGGGGCAGCGAGTGATCGGCATACGAGGTAACTGAGGCGCGAGGGGGACCCGGCCTTCGTGGCCGGGTCCCTAGACAAAGGGTACTACTCACAAGGGGGAATTGTGTTCGGCACAGAACTGAAGCAACGCATCCAGCCGGACGGAACGGTCTGGGTAGAATGGCGTGACGACGGATCAACTCGTTGTCCCATGCGGGTAGGCCCGCTGACGGACAAGGGAATCCAGAACCTGGCAAAGGTTACTGGATGGTCCGAGAGTACCTACCCGGGGATCACCCCGCGTGCCTGGGTGCTCTTAAATGGAAACACGTGCTGGCGAGCACGTAAGTAAACAACCCGAACCAATCCCAAGGAGGTGCAATGTGAGTACGCAGCAACCGGATCCGAACAAGCTGATGTATCTCGGACTAAACCAGACACAGGCACTCGCACTGTGGGCTGTCATGTTTGGCAACCTGAGCGACTCATACCTGGATGGCTTAGTCCCCGAAAACATCCATCTTGTCACATCCCGCAGAGACCGGATTCAGCTAGTCGTAGCAAACCTGCTGTGTAACGAGTGGGACATATTCCCCATGGGCTTCCAACCCGTATGGGATAAGGAGAATGAGGAGAAGCTTCTTGCTCTCTATCTCCCCACGAGATACCCAAACCAGACTACTCTTGTTTACTCCTTCGTAGATGCGAAGGGGTGGGGTGGTTGGCAGGTAGGAGAGTACACAGATATCGTGAATCGACTGGCAACCTGTGGATTCGGAGTAAAGTAGATGTGGCGAATTGAGCGTCATCCGCATGGAGAACGTCTCCTACAGGGTGAGGAGATTACATACTCCGACCCCATGGAGATACGCACCCACGAGTATGTAAAACGTGGGTGGTACGGCAAGCTGTGGTTACACACCTATTACCGAGACGGGAGCATACAAGCTACCTGTCTGGAGTAGTAACACACCAACCCAAGGAGGAGTGTTGTGACCTCGGACTTTATGCAGCCACAAATCCAGTTGGATACGTGGTTGGAAGTTGAGGATGAGTACGAGGGTACGTACTTTATCCCTCGTGACTTGGCCGAAACGATCCAAGGCACCCTGCGCATAAACAAATGGGGTGCCAGGTTGTCCGCTCCCGGGTATCTGGACTGTACCGAATGGAACATCTTCGATACCTGGGAGGAGGCACGGGATTACCTCGTAGAAACCTACTACGATGATCCCGAAAGCGAGATACCGGAGGAGCTTCGGTAGCTCACACAATCATTCCCAAGGGGGGTACTATGAATCTGGCATTGTACGCGTCGCAATTGAATGCCGCACTTCACAGGCGTATAGCGGAATCCGACTACGCGCTGGTGATGTGCGACAGGTTCATTCCAGAGTTACGCACGGGTGGGAACCTCACCCTGCTCACCGAAGCAGGGGGAGGATGTCCCATAGGCGACCTGTACGTCCAGGGTAACCTGAATTGCAGGGACGGCCTGGTCTGTACAAGCTTGTACGCCAAAGGATCCGTCCGTGTGGACGGGCACCTTACAGTAACGCAACCTCTTCGCTGCGAAAACTTGAGGGTGGAGAAACCCCTGTCTACCAGGGGTGACGTAGAGGTCACTGGGGACATGTTTCTGAGGGATGTCTGGTACTACGACCATCCAACGATGTGTACACCGAAGATACCCGACGAAGCCGTGCATGGCTGGGTACTTCCGTATTCCGAGCATCGACCCTACTGGGTCGCCAGGTTCCGACTGCTGGGTCTCTCCGGAATCAGAGTGAACACCGGGTGCTACTCCGACATCGTTGCTCGTATACAGAACTACGGGGTATGGGCACTCCTGGGTCACAAGGAGTGGACTGACTACGAGCGGTTCTTCATACAGTCGCTGATCTTCGAGGGTCCCCAGTACATGACAGGCAAGGACTGAGTTCATACCCACCCCAAGGAGAAACCAGCACTGTACCTCTTCAAGGAGATGATTCAGAACTACCAGGTTCTGTTCGAGTCCATGGAACTGATTCTCAGCCCCTAGGAGGCACGATCTCCGCCCGACCCAAGCCTGGGTAGCTACCCCCTCTCAGGAGAGCCGCAGCGGGGCTCTGGTGACCTCCAGGGGCCTGTTTTGTTCCCCCACCCCCGGCGAAAACGAGGGCAGGGCTTGAGGCCCTGCCCTCAGACTCGCCCAAAACGTATCTGCGAAAGCAGAATTACCTAAGGAGGTATTTGTGTATTGTCTTGTAACTCCAGAGTTTAGGGAGCTTCTCCAGAAGGCATGGGAAAAGTCTGCGTACCAGACGGTTGGAGACCTGGAACGAATCCTGAGTCTGTCTCCAACAACTATTGCCCGGATACTCCGGAAGAAGGTAAGTCGCATACGATCGGATCGTATGGATACCCTTCGCACCTGGATTCAGAATACACTGGGTATGGCTGAGATGGAGATGCCTGCTAAGACCTACTTTGGAGGAAAGGTAGGAGGAAACAAGTCACCCGGGGTATCTAAGTCCTATAGGAAGAGGAACATCCCCATGGAAGTAAAGCTTCATCCGGGGAGGAAGCTGGTACTCGAAACCAAGGATTATACTATAACCATATACTAGAGATAAGGGACCCAGGGCCTCAAGCCCTGGGTCCCTTATCTCTTGGAATCTAAGGAGGTTTATGGGATACCGAATAGGATTGGAAATCCTGGGTCAAGGTGGGTATTCATACCACCCGGCAGTATTGGCTACCAAGGAGGAAGCCATTGAGCTTGGCTTGAATTTCATGTGGGAAAAACAGCTTGCAGTGAACTACCATACCCAGTACACTGATAGACCAGCAACCCACAAGCTGGTAGGAGGAAAGCTTGAGGAAACGACTGAAGTACCCTAACCCACCATATACCCGGGTTCGTGTGGAAATGTGTCATACGAATCACGAGGGTAATGTACGGGTACTGGGAAGTGTATTCTTTGCCTTCCTGAACTCAGAATTTACCTTCCAGGATGTTACTAAAATTCTGGCTAAGGAACTGGGACAGGAGGTACCCCTAAGAACGGAGGTGGTACTACGACGTGCCGAAGAAAAGTATCGACAGTACCTGGAAAAGTGGGATAAGCGAGTTCTCGAAAAAATCAACAGACACCTGGCACGCGAAGCGGCTATGGGCACTGGGGAAGTTGTTTCAAAGGATACACCCACAAGATTGGTGGACCTTCCCACCCTTCATCCGGGAGGAACTGCTAGCTGCCCTTGTAGACCGAGAACCCGTCGCACAGAGGAGAGCTGAATACAGGGGACTTAGAATCACCAAGTACATTCCCGGAAAGCCGGAGACACTGTACGGGAAAACGAAGTACACCTACTTCAAGAGATCCATTCGGGGGGTGCGAAATGTCTCGGAAGAACGCGAGGTTCGAATCCGTTGCGGGAAGGCTTGTAAGCCAAAGCGGGGAAAACGAAGACGTATTCGAGTGTATTGGATGCGGGAAACCCAAGCTGTACCGAAACAGGCAGACGGGTAGGTTTATCTGTTTTGTTTGTGGGTACACAGGTAAAGCTACGGATATTGATGTCACCATCAAAACAGTTTCCCAGGATGTTCCCCATGTATTCCCAATAGTTGGAGTACCAGTAGAGATACGCAGGCGAGGTTACCTGTCTTCAGCTCTTCCAGGTGATCTGTTTTGCGGTACAGATGCTCCAGGTATCTGGGTACCCATGTACTTGATGGGGAATCTTGTGGGTGTATCAGGCATAACCCCTTTGGGGTATCGTACCCTGGGGCGTAAGGGAGTTGCATGCTACGCTCAGGAGAGAACGCACCTGGAGCAGTTCCAGCACGTCCATGTCTACGAGGGATTTTTCGATTGGCTGGCTGCAATTGCAACCAACTACGGTGCTTTTGAGGCCAATAAGAGTAACATGAGTGCTATCCGGGAAAGAACTACGGATAGTGCTCTCTTGTTTACCTCGGGAAGTATGCTCTCGTCAGAACAACGTTTAGAAATTGTACAGCATACCAAACCCGATGGGGTTATCATGGTATGCTTCGACAATGACATACCTCATCGCACCTACAAAACCGTAGCGGAATTGAGTTGGTACAGACGTACCCTTCCCTGTAATCCCCCCAGGGAGTACAAGGATTGGGATGATTGCTATCACGGTAGAACTGGGGTGAACTAGTATGCCTTGCCACAAGCTTTGCAAGTTACATAAAACCTGTAAGACGGTTTGTGTACCTGCCACTCCCGCAGTAATGACTGATGACAGAAAGGACATAATGATCCTGGGGGAAGCACCCGGGAGAGAGGAGGATGTTCAGGGTATACCCTTCGTGGGTAGAACAGGACAAGCCCTGAGAGACGTACTCAAACAGACAGGTCTCCTGGATCGGGTTGTCTTCGACAACTCCGTGCGGTGTCGACCTCCGGATAATCAAACTCCGGGAATACCTACCATCCGGGCGTGTCGTCCCAACTGGGTAGCGGAAATTGAACGAAGGAAACCCAGGGTACTGGTGTTGATGGGTGCTACTGCAATCAAGGCTTTGACGGGGGAGAAGTCTGTAAGGATCAATCAATACCGAGATCGTAAGCAGTGGGAGGAAACATTTGGAAAGCACAAGGTGACTGTGATTGCTACGTACCATCCTGCATTCGCACTTCGAAATCCCGGGATGTGGAAATACATTGTGGACGACCTGTACCGTATCCTTGAGCCTGACTTCATGGCAAAAGAACACATCAAGGTTACGATTGTACCCAACCTGATTCGAAAGAAGCTGCCCAAGGAGATGGCTTTTGACTTGGAAACTACGGGGCTCAACCCTTTTCTCCAGGAGGCTCGCATCCTGACAGTTGGGTGGAGTAGCTCCATGGGTATCGGGGCAGCTACAACGGACATTGCTGGTTTTGTACGGATACTGGAAGAGCATCCCAATACCACATTGGTTGGTCATAACGTCAAGTTTGACCTGTTGTGGTTGCGGGAAAAGTTTGGGTACGTACACAAAGGCCCTATCGTAGATACCATGTCTATGGCTCACCTGCTGGACGAGAATAGACCTGCATACGCTTTGACCTACCTTTCCAGTATCTACACAGGAACGGGTGACTACGATGAAGGCATGAAAGCACAACGTAGTAACCTCTCTGCCATGGATATTCTGAAAGTACTGGAGTATAACGCAAAGGATGCTGCGGTAACCTGGATGATCTACAAGCGAATGCGGAAGGAGATTCAGGCAGAACGTCTACAGAACCTGGTATCGTTCTCGGGTGAAGTAACTCGTGCCCTGGTAAACTTGGAGCATCGAGGTATTCCAATCAGTCGTCACAAGTTGATGGCTCTGAAAAGGGCCTGTCTCAGGCAAGCACAGCAGATTGAGGAATCATTTACTGCTTGCAACCTGGGCTCTCCGGCCCAGGTTGCGGACTACCTGTACAACCACTGCAAACTGCCTGTACTGGCCCGAACAGCCTCGGGTAATCCCTCTACAAATGAAGACACCCTTACCGATCTTCTTCTCAGGGCAAACAAAAAGGTCCGAAAAGAGATTCAGTTGATTCTGGATTACCGGAAGGCTAAGAAGATTGCCGGGACCTACGTAAAGAACCTGCTGGAAAACATGGACGCTTACGGGAGGGTTCATCCTTCCTATCGACAGACTGGAACAGTGACGGGACGCCTGTCCTGTGCCAACCCCAACTTCCAGAACCTCCCAAAGGATCGTACCGGACCCAAGCAGGTTATCCGTACGGAACCCGCCTCATCCCTCGTGCTGGTTCAGGCAGACTACTCCCAGGTTGAGATGCGAATCGGTGCGATGATGTCTCAGGATCCCGTGCTACTGAAGCTTCTGCGGGACGGGGTGGATCTTCACTCCGAGACTGCACGACGTTTGCTGGGACGTGAACCCTCACCAGAGGACCGTCAGCGGGCTAAAACCATCAACTTCGGGATCTTCTATGGGATGGGTCCGGATCACCTCGCTAAGACCACAGGAATGGGTCGAGGAGAGGCCCAGCGGTTCATCCGGGAGTGGTTTTCCCTCTACCCGGGTGTTCGGAAGTGGATTGAAGAGATTCAATCCCAGATGTTGGACAGGGGGTATGTGGAATCCCTGTTTGGCAGGCGGCGAAGGCTGCCGAAGTTTGTAACCACAGTAGATGATCAGCGTCGGGCAGTGCGTCAGGCTGTCAACCACCCTGTTCAGTCTTCCGCCTCCGACCTGAATCTCATGGCCATGTCGGTTCTTTCGGAATCCTTACGGAATACCCGGGAAGAGTTCGCATGGCCGATTGGTACTGTTCACGACTCACTGGTTTTTGAGTGTCAGAAAGATTCTCTACACATTTTGGTTGACATGATTCACGAAATCATGGAGAATCCTACTCAGCTGGCCCGTACCTACGGGTTCAACGTGAAGTTTCACGTGCCCACACCCGTAGGTATTGAGGCTGGCCTGTCACTCGGGGACCTAAAGCAAATCTAGGAGGAGATTATGCCCAAGAAGGTGGCCAAGAAAGTGGCCAAGAAGGTATCCAAGAAAGTTGCATACCGGGGTGTGGATTTACCTGCCGTATCCACCGCCTCTATCGGGGGTGGCATGGAAAGGGGTGGGGGATTCTTCAAGATTCCTGACACCATGATCGGAAAGGCTGTTGCAGTGCGGTTGCTCCCTCCGGTGGGAGAGATGGGTGGTGTACCCTGGGTAATGCACCGACTGCACTACGACAATGGTCCCAGGTCCCAGGGATGGGAGATTCCTGGGGAAGAGAGGCGCAGGGCAATCACATGTTTGAATGAACATGGTAACCCGGGTGGTTGTCCTGTCTGCCTCCTTCGTGAGATTGCCAAGCACGATGGAAATTTGGAGCTGGAGAAGCGGTTGACGCCCAAGTGGCAAAGGTACATTCAGATCCTTGACAGGAGTGACGAGAAGGTGAAGATCTGGACCGCACCTGCGGCAGTTATCAAAGCCATTCAGGCTATCCTCCAGTCTAAAGCTGGAGATATCACGCACCCTGAGAAGGGACGCGACCTGATGGTAACCAAGTCAGGTGATCCCCGAAAGTGGAGCACTATTGAGTACCAGGCCATGGTGGATGTGGAACGGTCTCCCATCGGAGTACCCGGATGGGAAGCAGACCTTACGGATCTCACAAATCTGGTCAAGATTCTTGCTCCAGAAGAGATCATTGAGATCCTGCACCACAACCTGCACTCAGAAGTGGATGTTCACGCTTACCTTTCGGAGTAACCATGACACTACAGGCATACCAGAAACACCATATCCTGAATAAGGCTATTGTTGAGCATCTGAAGTTCGAACTGGCAAGTCAGGGGAACAGCACCCACCCGTCCAGGGACTATTTCAGGGGCTCAGAGACGGATGCCTGCGCACGGAAGATCATGTATGCAAGGACCGGGCAAACCCGGTCCTTGCCTCTTGATCCTTCTGCGCAGGAGAAGATGCGGAAGGGTGACAGATACCAGGATTACATCCGGGAACTGATTCACCAAGCCACAGATTTTGATGTCGTACATGTGGAACGTCCACTCACTGGAACCTTTACAGCCAAGGATGGAACCGTCATCAAGTTATCCGGAAGGATTGACGGAGTTCTGCTTGCTCCTGTGGGTGAAAGTTCCAGGGGTACTGAGCGTGCTCTGCTTGAGGTGAAGACCACATCTCACTGGGGAATGATGGGCTTAAAGAAAGCCCAGTTCAAGGATCCGGAGCACTACACTTGGGGATACGTCCTGCAATGCCACAGATACATTGCCATGTGGAATGCGGCATTCCCGGATGAGCCCATCAGTAAGTTTTGCCTGTACGTCTATGATGTAAACGGAGACGCCTGTGAAGAGACAGACTTTCCTGCAATAGACTACTGGTACAAGTTCAATCCTAAGATCTGGGAACAGGAGGTGGAACGTCTTGCCACGATCGAAAGGCACATCCAAGCAAGCAGCCTCCCGGCAAGACACTACGCAGAAATCGACTGGCAGTGTACGGGGTGCTCCTACTTCTTCGACTGTTGGCCGAAACGTGAACGAGTCTACGCTGCTCCTAAGCACGCTAAGAGAGTTGAAGAACTGGAGAAGGCTAAGAAACGTCGTAGTCGCAAACGTGTTTCCGGAGGAGCTGAAAGCGGTACGGGAAGCAATCGATGATTACTGGAAACGAAACAACTCGAATCGAGCTACCGTTATACCCGATGTATCCCTGCGTACCCTGGCAAAACGACGGCTGGGAAACTCCAAGAAGTGGGCAGCCTTTGCTTCTTACTTTGAAGAGTTCTTGCAGCTACCCACTAAACTTGATGCAGCAACTGAGCGTGCCGCGGGACACAGCTTCTCAGGTATTGCAGTTAGCCTCCTGGCTAATGACCTCCTTGGATCCGTGTCTGGAGGACAAATCCCGGATCTACAACAGGCAATCAAGCGGCTCAGAAAACTGTCCTCGGTGTTTGAATCAACCCAAGGCAAAACCTGTGTCTACTCTGAAGCGGATACGGATTATTGGTCCGATATCTTTAGCGGCAGAGTACCTACAGGGTTTCCCCAACTCGATGATGCGCTTGGTGGAGGACTTGGACGGGGGGAGTTGGGTGTTGTCATCGGAGCATGGGGAGGTGGAAAAACTACCTTCCTGATCAACCTAGGTGCAGTAGCAATGCTGGGGGGACTCAGTGTTCTGCACGTTTCAATGGAGTTAAGTCAATGGCAGGTTCTACTCAGGTACGATATGCGACTCACGGGGGAAACCCGAGAGTCTCTACAGAAGAATGGCAAGTACATTGTGGGTGCAAGGAAGTTGGTCTCGCGAAGTGGTGGGTCCTTAGCACTGCTGGACATGTCCCATGCAGTTATGACTCCAGCGATGCTGGAATCAACTTTGGAAGGTATGGACAAGGTGGATCTTGTTCTGGTGGACTATGCGGACTTGATGAAGGCCGATAGGTACCTTCAAGGTTTCGGATCCAATGGGGATATTGGGAGGCGGTTCGAACTGGGCGAGATATACCGTGAATTGCGGCGGATTGCTGCGGCTCTTGACTTGCCCGTTTGGACCGCTTCCCAGGCAACTCGAGAAGCAGGCAAGAAGGGTGTTTTTACCGCAAGTGATGTAGGAGAGGATATCTCCAAGATGCACACTGCGGATGTGGGCCTGTGTCTGTTACAACCTATGGAAGGAGAGATGATGCTATTACTGGACAAAACCCGAATGGGTAAATCGGGTATCAAGGTACCTGTACTGGCAGACTTCTCTACCGCAACTATCCTGGAGGGGTGATGAGTAAAAAATACTCTTTGACGAAGGAGCAATTGAAGGCTATTCGAAATACCATCTTCGAGTACCGGGAAAAACGTAATCTGACCTGGGACGAGATGGCAGAGGAGTTCGGACTGACTACCCGAATACTCTACCGGATGGTGTACTACGGTACGGGTCTTGCGAAAGCACCAATGATTCTGCGACTACTGGATATGGACTGGGGTGTTACCCGAAAGCACTTGGACTACGATGATGAAACATCCTGATGCAATTATACTGGGAATAGACCCCAGCCTGACTGCAACAGGTGTGGTACTGCTTCGCACGGGGGATGAGGGTATTGTACTGCTGGATGCAGCAGTCTTTACTCTCTCCTCTGCCAAGGATCTATCCGTATACTGGATTGCAGACCAGGTTTTCCAGGTAATCCAACAGATGATTACTCAGGCTGGGGTGGATGTAACACACTGGGGGATGGAAACACCCATATTCGGTCCTTGTGCAAAAACACTGATTCGACAAAGTTGCATGGTTGGCTCCATAGCAACCAAGGTGCACGACAAGTACGGGGTGTACCCCTGGGAGGTAAATCCTGCACAAACCAAGGCAAGCCTCGGTCTCCGGGGTACGGCAAGAAAGGCAGAGGTGGTAGAGCGTGTTAGACAAATGGTTCCCACGTTCGACGAAAGGTACAAAAAAGACAGAAAGGTCGTTATCGAAGCCATTGCAGATGCCATCGGAGTCGCACAAGCCGTTAAGGTCCTTCGATAGGAGGGTACTCCAGTTTCTGCTGCTTCAACGACTCGGTTCCAGTCAGGACCATTGCCTTTCCCTGATTTCCCGGGAAGAGTGTGATGAACTGTTTGCCCTGGCAGCAATGCTTCTCCCGGAATCTCACATCGTAGAAATAGGCTCTGCACATGGGGGTTCAACCAAGTACCTGCTTGGAGGTGCCTACCTCTCTGCCAGCCATCTGCATTGTGTAGACCCCTGGGAACCCTGCGAGGAGCAGGTCCTCGAGGAGGACCTGCGGCTCACGGAGTTCCTGCGGTTGCTCTTCAGCGGAGCTGACAGGCTAAACCTGTTTGAGTTCAACCTACAGGCATGCTTCGGTGTGGGCAACCCTATCCTGGAGTATCTACAGACACACCAGGGTACTTCAGAGGAGATTAGCAAAACTTGGGACTCCTCGTGGGGAATAGACATGCTGTTCATTGACGGGGATCACCGTCAGTGTAGACAGGACGTAGAGCTTTGGGTACCACATCTTCAACCTTGGGCAGTGATACTGTTTCATGATGTAGATAAGGGCGGGCTTTACGGAGTAGACAGTCCGGATAACACAGTAGCTGCATTACTACAGAAAGGGGAGTGGAAACTTGTCGTCCAACCACGAACAGGAAAATCCATCGCAGGACTATCCAGGGATCCGGAATACTGGAGTGTACGATATCAAGACTATCTTGATACGTATGGACCACGGGAATATCAGCGAAATCAAGGTAACTCCAGAGGACCCGGACAGCCGACTGGTAACTGATGTGATACTGGCCCTGACTCTGGCACAGGAGTGGGTACGAGCAACACTGTACAACCTAATGCGGGATACGGAACAGGAGGTGGAGACTGATGCAGTACAGCGGGAATCAACCTAACGCGGTAGGATTCTGGTTCTTTCATGGAGAAAGCATCCCGGAACACACCCTTTGCCAGGTTTCTGCCTCCGTGGATCATCTGGGCGTGTACACATTCTATGTTACACCATTCAATGCAACACAGCCCCTGCTTATGAGCACCTTCATTGACGCAAATGGGTGTGATGCTTTCGCAGGGCCTGTGCCTGTCCCGACATGGTAAAACAAAGTCCATGGCCGGGTAGGCTGGGCCACTTCATGCTCTACGGTGGAGTACAGCTGGGTACTTTGCGTCTACTTGAACCTGCAATAGGCAAGGTTGGCACCATGTGTGCCAACCTGCCTGTTTCCTGGGTACTTATTCTACTATCGTTGCTATGGGAGTTCCGCTTGCAGGAAAAGGTTTCCGCACGCTTCCCCAGACTGAAGTGGGAAGGTCCGGATAACCCGGATCCCGTTTTTTCCGTAAGCGGAATTCTGGTAGCCTGGGTACTCTTCACCATTCTTTAGGGGGAAACGATGTGCGATTTCATTCGCAGACTCTTTCGCCGGACTCCGCCTACGCAGGCGGCTCCTCAAGAGCCGCCTGCCCCTGCGGTACTGGCGAAAGACCTGCTGTACCAGAGCAGGCAGTATGCAACCCAGCGCACCTCGGAATTCGAGGGATGCGAACTTAAGCCGTACACTTGCACAGTATCCAACAGGCTTCATATCGGGTTTGGTAGGAATATTGAAGATATGGGCATCAGTCCGGATGAGGCAGAGCGGATGCTTCATAATGACATGGATACTGCCGTAAGGGAGTTACTGGCTACCTTTCGGGAATTCGATCCGGAAAGCAGCCTATTCAATCTGAATGAGCAGCAGGTGCTGGAAGTGTACTCGAGGTTTCCAGTGTTACTGGATCTGCTATACAACCTGGGTCTAACACGTTTCCTGACCTTCAAGAAGATGATTGCTGCGATCAGGGAACAGGACTGGGTTACTGCGTCCAAGGAACTCATGGACTCCAGGTACGCACAACAGGTACCTATACGTGCCAAGAATAATGCACGCTGGTTGCAGAAAGGGAGACCATGTTCGAATTCAGGATAGTCGGAGATCCGGGGGAGGAGGCAGAATGCCTCTTAACACAAAGTCATCGCTTGGTTGGAGGCACAGCTCCCAGAAAAGAGTTGGAACCCGTCGTGGATTGGTTAAACCAGCACTTCCATACGCTGTTTGTCCAGGTGGACGGTACTTACCACCGGATAGAGGAGGTTCAGGATGGCAGACCCTAAGTACCTCATTGGCGTACCCATGTACGTTGGAGATTTTGTTCCCAAAGGTCCGGGAAGAGGTGATATCGTAGCGAACTCTACCAAAAGCTGGAGAAACATAGGGCATCTACTCATAGTCGCTACCATGGATCAATTCGGGGAAATCATACCCGCGTTTGGTCTCGAGGAACGGGGTGCACAGAAGCTTGCAGAGATTGCAGGTGGGGGCGTGCAGATTCGACCTGTGGATTCACCCCAGCCCCCGCAGCCAACTGGAGGTGCAGGCTCTAAGGGCGATTTCCCCGTGGAACCGGACCCGGGTGGAGGTGGGATTGGCTGAGTCTCTTGTCCAGATACTTCAGGTACTCAAAGAGGATTGAAAGTTCCCCGCGAATACCCGATGCGTAGTCTAACTGAGACACAATCGCACAGTTGTTTGCTGCCATGTCAAACCACTGGCACTGAAAACCCAGGCAGGTATCACCCAGGACAGGGCACACGAGCCCACCAGATGACCCAGGTGCCTCCGAATCCTCCTGGGGAGTACCCGAGGTACCCCCAGGTTGTTTTAGAGCCTCCTGGGGAACCACACGAGGTTGAGCCACCTCCGGGTCAGGAGGAAAGGACAACCCCGGAAGGTAAGGTTGTTCTTTGACCACAGGAGGTGGCTCAAACAGTCTGGGTACCTTCCTGGGAGGTGCGGGTATCTGGAGGTCCTCTCCGGGAGGAAAAGTAAGTACTTGACGTACCGGGGGGTACTCAGGTATACTATCCGCATCTTCCGTGTATTGCTTCCTCCCACTCGGTACCCCCCGAGTGACTGGGGTAGGGTGACGGGCTCCTTGAGTCCGTCCCCTACCCTTTTTACCCTCAAGATACTCCCACTGCCTGGCCTGACGCAGGAATTTATCCCCAGGCTTCTTGGGCTTCTTGGGTAGCTTCCGCTCCCTAGTCAAGCTTCATGCCCTTGGCCGCTGCCTTGATGCGTGCAATCTCCTTGCCCTTACCGAAGTCTGCAATCCCCTGACCCAGCAGGAAGCCAATGAGCGTAACAATCAACCAGGTAATCTGCTCTCCGGACAAACCCAGGGTCTCCCCAAGGAACGTAATCAGCGCAGCAAGGAGCATTGCTGCAAGTTTCTTCCACTCAAAGACAGGCACGTTACCCTCCTTCCTTCTTTTGGCTAACTCCCGTTCCAGGGATTTCCGGAACAGGTAGAACTTCAGACGCTTAATCAGTATGGCGCCTCCGATTATTCCTATCAAGAAGTATGGCTAACGAGGTAGACATTGTTTCAAGTATGGTTGTTTGTCTCATAAGAAGCTTACTTATAGACTCGGAACAGGGGAGTCTATCCCCCCTGTATCCCCTGCTCTTTGACAGCTCGTATAGAGTTTTGCCCAGGTAGACAATAAAGATTCCTAGAGCAGAACCCGACATAATTGTGTAGTCCAAGTGGTACCTCAGAGACTTCTAAAGTGGTATTGCCCCAAAACTGGGTCAGGTACAACTTCCACGCCCAATGTGTTTATGAACCAATTGATGATCTCGTCATCCTTCCCCCGCAGATTCCAGCGAGGGATGGAGAAATACTCCGGATCCGCTTGCGCGGATACGTTTAGATAGTAGAGACTGTACCTGGGTAGCCACAAACACAACACATCCAGCACTGCACGTAACTTTCTTGGAAACTGGGATATATCCTGTAGTACACTCCCATCCTGAAAAACTACCTGAACACCTAAGCTCACTGATCACCTCCTATCCAATCGAACTCAGGTTGAAGTGGTTCCTTGTCTCTTCCGAAGCTCTTTCTGAGCTTCATCACATCCTTCAAGTACTTCTCGTGAAGTCTACTGATCTCAGGTGAGGTTCGATCTTTCCTGTACTCCGCCCGGGCAGCAGCCTGGTAGTTTACGGATAACTGACGCAGCAAAAAGGAAAGCTCCGCCATGGATCTATCCTTATCCAGGGGATAAGTCTTGCCGACAAACAAGCGGGCCATACGGGACACAAGATCCATTTCCTGGGGGTTGTCTACCCAGGTATGCAACTCGTTTATGGGGCGAAGACTTTTAAGCATGTGAGAAACCTTCCGTGGAGTCGGTACCCCAAGGAAAGGATCTCTCTCCCCGTGGAACAAGGAGTTCATCCGGTCGATTTGCCTTCGAGTGAAGAAATTGATATTGAATATGGACTCGAGAGGAACCTTGATAAAAGGATTCAACGAGTGCATAGACCATTGGATGGGGTTGATGATGTCATGAACGTCCGCCAAGGGTAGCCAGTTTTTGAACATGAAGTACTCGTGCTGGCCTGTCTGCTTATTGGTGCGTATACGAAGAGGCATCTGCTCCTTCATCCAGGAATTCAAGTAGCGTTCATCCTCTACCTGTTCCCAGCCATGGAAGGAGTGAAGAGCCGATCCAAACCTGGCAACCCTACTGGGTTGAGTTATGATTGCTTCAAGCTGGAAGGGGATATTCTTCCTGCTCCAGGAGTAGAACGGAAACACATTCCGGAAGATGTGCTTTTCCCTGGGGGAAAGGTCGTAGTAGTCAAACAGATGCTTCTTAGCAGATGTAACTGCATCCTCAATACTAATCCCCTTCCTCACCTTCTGGAGAATGTGTGCTGCACGGGTGTAGTCATCCAAAATGGCGTTGATGCGAAAACCTGTCTCCAGGTAGATGTTATTGGGGCTACCCAATCCAAGCATAAGCTTCTGGGTTTCCTTGGGGGATAGTGGTGCGATGCCACCAACAACTTTACCCAGACCCGATTTCTTGTACGCCCGGGAAAGAACTACCTGGGGATCAAAGCTACGTAGAGACGTACCCGCCATGCGAACATGAGAAGTGACAGCCTCCTTCAGCTGCTTTGTGCGTTCAGGTGAGATGAATCCTGTACCCCAACCACCCAGTCGATCTATTTCGGTCCAAAGCTGCCTTCCCGAGATGGTAGTACCCAACTCTGTCTGAATCTTGAAGTCCTTACCCTTTCGCAGAGCACCAAACCACTTGGCAGCATCGGTAACACCCCGGGCAGCTTCGAGAGGATTGTCGGATCCGAGATAGTAATTCCACATATTCCCGGCAAAGTTACGTGTCGCGTAACTCGGAAAGACTGCCAAGGTCCAGGATTTCCATAGATTGATTGCCTTGGAGTAGGTACCCAGGAAACCACGAAGCTCCGGATTGAGGTCTGCCTCCATCTTCTCTATACGGTTGAGCCACCTACCCGCATCCGGGTGCATGAACCAACCCTGCATGTCTGCGTGGTCAGCAGGAACAAACCCGGCTTCCTTGGCCCACTGGGGTAGGTCATCGAAGTTATCAGCTTTCACAGACAGAAGTTTATTGGGGTCCTTGATCTCTTTGAAGAACTGATCGGAGACAATTGCCCTGTCTGCACGCATACCTCTGGCTGCTAAGAGTACGGTAGGGTCTTCCTCGAAGAAACGCTGTACCTTTCCCTTGGGAATAAACCTGCCGATACCGTGCTGGTAAACCCACTCGTTTGCCTGCTGGGCAGACATTGCAGGGATAAGCCTACCAACCATGTCGGCATCAAGTACATCCTTCTCAACCTGCTTGTGCAGAAGTTTCAGAGTCTTCATGGACATCAGCTTGCCCTTCTCCATCGCTTTCATATCTCTACGGAGAAGGCTGTACAGGTTTGTCTTGTGCTTAGATCCCGGAAATACCGAATCTGTTATCGTCCGGAGAACATCTGAGTTTTGCTTGAGTACCTCCGGATTGATAAACCGCATCCTGCGCATCAGGAGAGAGGCATGTGTTCTGAGTGGTGGCTTACCACTGCCTGCACGACCCCGGTGACTCGTAGCCCTCCATACCGTGTCCGTAGCTTCCCGCAGGTGCGTCTTAGCTTCATCCGTCATGAGGTGAAGCACGTAGTCCTGATCATGGGAAACAAGAAGCTTCATACTTTTACCAAGTACTTCTTCTTCCATACGTAGAATGTTCAGGTACTCGGAGCGGGCGATATGGTGTATCTCCTTCATCCGGGCAATCTCGGGAGTATCCAGAGGGGAACGGGGACCAAAAGGAAGCGGGAAGTTCTTGTGAAACTTTTCCACAGCCACATCAAAGCTTGTTCTTCCTGGGACAACTACTACACGCTTCGCATCCCGGGCCATCTGCAAGCTTGGGAACTCTTCCATACTGGCTGTGATAACTTCCCGCAACTTCTTCATGGATTCGTCCAGCGGCATATTGTACTGCTTAGACAACTGCGCTGCGAAATTACGAATCTCCGGTTCCATCAACTCCGTGGTATGGCGAAATCTTGCGCCACCTCTACCCATCAAGGAGGACATCAGTCTCTTGTGCGCCCGCCACATGGGCAAAGGTACCCCTATGGGGAAGTTGAACGTCTGGGCAATGCGCTGTGTGACAGTATCCATGGCCTTGCCCATCTGCATCATCCACTCGGTATGTGGAAGTCGATTCAGAATACGCTCAGCGGCATGTCCGCTTTGAATAAGGTCCAAACCACGAAAGAACTGAGTACCACGTATATGTATGTCCCCCGGGATATGCAGCAAGGCGCGTTGGCCGCGCCTTGCCTGCTGGGCCAGGGACAAAGCCAACTCAGGTGCCTGAGCAGCAGCAATCCCCTTGGGAGAAAGCTTGGTACCTGTGCGCAAAGCAGCGCGTGCAGTACCACCTGCTTGTGCCAATTTTCCCGCACGGGTAAGGCCACCCAAGCTGATGTAAGAAAGGGGGTCCAGTACCCCACCCAGGATGGAACCACCAACAGTACGCTCAAGTCCTCCTGCTTCAGGGCGCAAAGCCTGGTACAAATCCCCACCGTATACCCGGCTCAGGTTCTGCTCCTGCAACCTTTCGTAGGCGTCCGGAGCAAGAGAGCGCATTAGGGGAATGCCCGCAGCCTGTACACCAAACCGCTCACCTGTCAGGAGAGCATCCAGGAGCTTGCCGGGTACGGACTCGCTGAATCCTGGTTTTACTTTACGGTCTACTTCCATGCTACTTAGCCTCAGCCTTTACAAAGACTAAAGACTTGTCCTGCTTGGGACCCGGAATGAAGTGATATACCTTCTTGTTGCCATGGATTGTAATCACCCCGGCTTTACGCGTAATCTTAGCCCCATCCCGCTTCAAACCCTCGAGGACCATATACGATAGCGTATCCTGGGATCTCATGTCCTTTAGCCAGGTATCCACCTTGGGAGCTACCTGCATAGCCCGAGCACCCAGCTCCATTTGTGTCCCGGGAACCTGCTCTGCAACCTTCTTCACAGCCTTAGAGGCGTCTCGTACCGCATCCTGCCATATCGGATGTTCCCTTAGCGGGGCAGGTACCCTGTCAGTTGTACGAGCCAGTTCCAGCAGTTTCTTGGGGGATGACTTCTGGAGTGTCTGTAACTCCTGTGTCAACCGCAGCATCATGTCCGGATCAGATCTCTGAGCAAGCTGGAAGAGACGCTGAAGATCAGGGTTGGTTGCAGCAAGAGGCGTCTCCTTCAAAGGAGTTTCAGGTCTACCCTTGGGTTTGGGTTTGGGTTTGGGTACAGCTTTTTTCTTCGCCTTGGCAAGATTTACCGCAGCCCGAGTAGGTTGAAAGTCCGCCAGGGAAGCACCCTTTGGCCGTTCAGTGTAGTTCAAACTGAACTGCCCGGGTAACGCATCCGGGGATGTAGAAAGTTTGGGAGGTTTGGGTTTCGGAGGGATTTTCCCTCTGAGAACCTTCAGCTGCTTTTCCAGACCTTCGATACTACCAGAGAGTAGTTTCTCCTCAGCTTTAGCTTCCCTCTGTAACTTCGGAGAGTAATCCAGAAGCAATGTTGCCCGGACCTTACCTCGCTGAGCCCTCAGGTCCGTGAGGTCTCTTTCCATCTCTACTATGCGTGCAGCAACATCCTCTGTTTCGGGTTTCTTTGGTTTAGATCCCTGGGAACCCTTGGACGCAGCTTTCTTGCTCTTAGCCTTCTGATACAGGTCAGCTACCTGACCCTTGGGATCTTCCTGGAGCTCCTGCTGAACAAACTTGTCAAACTTGGTACCCTTGCGAGGAACTTCCCCCTTTTCCAAACGAGCAGTGAACCCCTTAGCCTCTTTTACCCGCTTATCCACTAACTGAGTAAATTCAGACTTGGGTTTAGGTTTAGATTTGGCCTTAGCAGCCTTTGCCGCAGTCTCCAGAGGTTTAGGTTTAGGTTTGGGTACCGTCTCCTCCGGAGGCAGCCAGTAATCCATTCCCGTCTTCCCCTTGGGGGGCTTCATCCGACCTTTTACCGGATCAAACGTGAACTCCTGCTGCTGCTGCTTCGCCTCGGGTTCAGGTTTGGGTTTGGGTTTGGGTTTAGGTTTGGGTTTGGGTTCAGGTTTGGGTTTGGGTTCAGGTTTGGGTTTAGGTTTGGGTTCAGGTTTGGGTTTGGGTTCAGGTTTGGGTTTAGGTTTGGGTTCAGGTTTGGGTTTGGGTTCAGGTTTGGGTTTGGCTACCTTGGGCCGAGGCTTGGCTTTGGTTGAAGCCTGTGTAACCCGGGGTTTAGATAGTTTCGCAGTCCTCTCCATCATATCCACTGCCTGATCGTACTCAGAAGCAGTCAGATCTCCCTGATGGTACTTCTCCTGAGCTGCCTGCTTGGCAGACTCGAGTGGGGTCTTGGGAGTCTTAGGCCGGGACTTGGATACCCTGCGAGACTTGGCTGCATCCTTTAGATCCGCTTTCCGTAGCTCCTTAAACACCTTGTGCTCCTGCGGAACTTTGGCTCTAGCTACCCTTTGGATAACACTGGGCATGTCTGTCGGAACCTTGGATACATCTGCTGTGGTACCTATAGCACCCTGAGGAAAAGTCTGCGTCTGAACCGGAGCCCTGCCTGGGGATACAGGTTTGGGAGTAGCAGGTGAAGGACCACCCAACCACCAATTCAGTACCTCTTTTTCATCCAAGGCCCGTGTGCCCTGAAACTGGGGAGGGGGTGTGGAAGATCTGGGGGATACCATGGGGTGCATTCGAGCAGGACCCGGAGCTTGCGTCCGAACACCCATATCGCCCAGGCCTGGGGGCTTGAGGCCCCCAGGCTTGGGCGTAACCCGGGGGCGGATACCTGGCTTACCCCGTAGGAGCCTGTAGAGTCCTCCCAGAGCCTTCGAACCTACCTTCTGGATACCTGGCCAGGCAGCACCCAAAAGTAGGGACGTAGTGGGGTCCTCAGAGGCTATGGAGGGGTCAAACTGGGCGCCCAGGGTACGGGCAGGTACGGACATAGCTGCACCACCCCCACTACCCAAAGCAAGTCTGGCAACCCCGGAACCTACCCCCTTACCTAGCAGCAAGGGAAGGGCTTCCATACCACCTCGAACCACTCCACCCATGAGTCTGTCTGTGAGGGGAATGGAGTCACTTTGACCCATGCCCCTCAGGGCCCGGAGGTAGTCCTCTGTGCGGTACACTTGACCCTTGGCCTGCTCCTCAGCCTCCATCCAAGCAAGCAACTCAGGGTTGGTACGAGCCAGACGCGCCTTTGCTTCCCTAAGCTCGGCATCCCCTGTTCTGCGAATGAAGTCGAAACTCCTGCCTCTTTCGGGAGGTGCCGGAGCAGGGGGTTCTATCGGGTAGAGAGCCATGACAACACCTCAGCAAGGGGTACAGCAACTCGAGTACGGTCTGCGCCTGCCGTAGAGTGAGGCACATCTAAAGCGAAAGGCGGTTCAGGACGCTCCAAAGGATTTTTGTATTGAGACAGACCCACCCTGTCCAGATACATGCGCAATCCCTCATCAAAGTTCTGAGCATGGGTGCGATTGTCCGAACCTAACCTACGACCCAAACGGAAATTCCTGGGACCTGCGTGGTAGGCACCTAGCATGCGATAAATGTCTTCGTTGCCTATGTACGGCTGCTGGCCCAGGTAGTTCAAGTAGTACGCAGCAACGTCACGATTGTCCCTGTCATCGTGAATATCCAAACCCTCTCTACCCATGCGCTTTGCCATATCCTGGAAAGTGGAAGGCAGTAGTTGCCAGGGACCTATAGCACCTGAGCGGGACCTTCTGTTAATGCCTTTGCTGGATTCCGAAAAAGCCAATGCTTGCAGAGTTCCCGGAGGAAGACCGTACTGAGCACCAATCATGTCAAGACTACGGGGGGTTATGGTAGGCATGTGCTCAAAAGGCGTATCGTAGTACTCATCCGGCTCAAAATCCTCCGGCCAGGACTCCGGACGAAACAGTGCCGGACCCTGTATAGGCGGGGGTGCTTCTTCAACATCTTCCACAGGCTTGGGAAGCAGGTTGAGTATGCGTTCCCACAGACTCATCTAATGGGCCCTTCCTGCACCCTGCCGTAAAAGCATTTCTCGGATCAAATCTTGTTCCGACTCAGAAGAATCCTGTGAGGGTAACCGGGAAAGACCCAAACCCTGCTGGTAAGTCTGTAGCCCCAGCTGATAAGGATCCTGCTGGGGCTCCGGACCGAATTGGGCTTTGCGTAAAAGATTAAACACGCGAGAAACACCTGGAGGAACCTTATCCTGTAGGTGTTGCCTAACCGCGCCAAACTCTCCCCTAGCGAGTAAATCCGCTCCACGGAACCCCGTAGCAGCTGCGTGGTAAGGTGCTCCTGTTACACTACCGATAGGTTCAGGAAGCCTGTTGAGTAGCTGACCCCAGGATGACATGGTATCTGCACCACGACTAAGCATACCGGGCTCTCTGAGTAACCCTGAAAGCTTGGGGTCTCGTAAGGCCTCCGGAGGCTGTGGAGCTTCAGGTACCGTGTGCTGCATCTGGTAAGGATTGTCTCCCAGATAGGGGTTACTCTCGTACAGCCTACGGGCAGCACTCTCGTACCCAATCCTGTATTGCTCGGGAATGTGCTCAGGTGAAATGAACTGGTTTGCATCCGTGAGACGCTGCATGAATCGCTGATACTGGTCCTCAGGCATGAACTCCCGTGTAAGGTAACTCATCTCCTGGAGAACCTGAGGAGCAACCAGAACACGTGCAAGTTCGTACGGAACGGTCTCCTCAGTTTGCAGAGGTTTGCCCATTGCATCCGTAGACATAGTGGATTGGTGAATCGCCTGCGCCCTTCGGTCCAGCTCACCCGTAGCAAGGAGCATCAGTTGCATACTCTGCTCATCCTGCTCTGCTTGCTGCCTTCTGCGTATCTCAGAATCCCGGAACTCCTGGTCCTCCCGCCTCTGCGCAAGGAGATCCTCCCGGCTAAAATCGTACATCTCCCTCTCAGCTAACCGCCGGGCACGCTCAGCACTAAGTTCCTCCTGCCGCCAGTCACGCTGACGTGCATCCCGAGTGTCGTGCCAGTCTCGTTCCTCCATAATTCGACGATCCTCAATCCGACGCTGAGCTTCCCGAAGCTCATCCTCCCGACGCTTTTCTGCCCTATCGGCTCGTTCAGACGCAATACCTTGAGCCACCTGAAGGGCTACGAGGATGATTCTAGGATCAATCATTCCGTGTCTCCTCCACCAGCAAGCAAATTGTAAGTAAATCGTGCGACTCCAGGCAAAGCTGAGAAAACCTGTTGCCACCAACTGTTCTGGCCAGCTTCCCTGCGCGCACGCTCCTCTGCACTGATACGCTTGTCCTGGAGGTAATCTTCCCAGACACCTCGGTGCTGCTGCATAACACCCTCATGAAGCATCCGCTGCTGATCGCCATACATGCCCAAACCCCGATTCAGTAGATCCATTTGCGCACCGTGGGTACGATCAAGAGCACCCTGATGGATATTCCAGCCTTGAGACATCCCCTGCATACCTGCGGTACCCACATGCCCGGAGGCATCCCGAGCAATGCGTGCGATACCTGCAACCCTTGCCAGGGGGTTCAAGCCTTGGAGAGAATCCGCAGCATTCCGGGTTTGCACCCCGGCGGAACGTGCAGCGAGATTCATCATGGCATCCGCGTAGGGTATACCGGAGGCAGGATCGACAGCATGCGACCGAGTAGTTCTGGAAAAGGCATCCAAAAGATCCTGGGGATTCTGGCGTGCCCGAAACCGATCCCAAGGGGACCCAGAATCCCCAGTTACGGTATACCCATGGGCAGCAAATTGCTCCTGCTTATTCCCAGAGTCCAAGTTGAGACCAGGTGCAACAGGTTCCTGCCTCGGGCGATCCGAGGGACGAGGCCCAGAGTAAGTCCCACGTCCGTATCCCCTGCGAGACATCTTAACACCTCCTATCCGGGCAGAATCTTGTCTGCTTCAGAGGCCAAAAGCACGTACCGGACACGCCCAGGATCCCAGGGATCCCTGAAGCCAAATTTTAGCTCTCTCCCGGTAAAAAGCAAGTGCCCTAGTGCAGAGAGCCCCGGAGAAGGGTATTCCGTTTCCGGGGGGATAATAGTGGAACGACTTACGAGTTCCCTACGAAGTGCATTCAGGTACTTCTCAATCTCTACAAGGGCAGCGGAAGTATCCATGTGCTGAACCGAAATCTCAGGTAAGTCAGTAAGGGACATAACCACCTCTAACCATCGTACGTTATTGCCCAGGCAGAAATACAATGTAGGACTCGATCCACCGGGGTGGATCCGGGCATCTGAGTACCCAGAAGTATCCGAGGCTTATGCAGTCTCATATTCCCGGTTGCATCGTGGAAAACTACGGTGTACGGTCTGGCATTAGACCCATTGAAGTCTGCGGAGGACTCAGCACGATAGAACATACTGGCAGAAGCAGCAATACACCGACGGTTGTCTGGAGAGCCCATCTCGAGGTCCATGTTGCCAAACCCGGGTGTCGCAGTAAAAATAGCATGACTGGCAACCTCAAGCTGACTTCTGAAGTACCAGTGGGGTAAGGATGTCACTGAAGCGACTAGGAAAGTACCCGCAGGTATGGGAATCGTAGAATGAACCAGAATAATGTAGTCGAAGTCATGCCGCATAAACGTACCGCTGTTTTCCGCTGTGAGAGAACCCCAGAGAAAGTGAGTACTGTTCTTATCAACCTGTGCTTTACGGATAGCCCCTGTTTCAGATACACCGTCCGTCAACAAACATCCAGTAACTGAATCCCCAGAGTGGTTATGCCCGCTGGGATGAAAGTAAATCTGGGAGGAAGAGAACTGCTGCTTGGGAAACTTTCGCTGATCACCTGCCTGAACACCCCCCCATAGAAACTTGGACATATCCCAGAAGCTAATCAGTCCGCTGAAGTTGTGCCATATGTCCATAAAATCCTGCCAGAGTTTCGCAGCAGAAGCAGAAGCAGGATTAAACTCGGGTGTTACACTTTTCAGTGCCATGAGACTACCTCACCTATCCAAGGGTACCTGGGTAGTGAAATGCCCAGGATCCTGAGCAATAGCGATGTACATGATCTGAATCTCGCAGGGAACTATAAGGGTGCTTGCAATGTGTCCAAGGGAAAAAGAGAAGCCCTGAGGCCCCACGGATCTTACTACGGCACCCATGAACTGCTGTTTGTGACTGCCCGCCATTTCGTCCAGTATCAATACCCCTAGGAACACATGAATAGGTCCTACCCCTGAGGGAAACCCCGTGCCCTGGACACTTGTGTCACTGAAGCGCACGTAGTCATGTATAGGAGTTGCGGGTGTTGGAGTATAGAGAAACGTGCGTGATCTGCCCACAAGCATGATTGTCCTGGGAAGCTGAGTACGAATAAGGTTGCCTGAACCAGTAACACTCGATGGCATGAACTGCACAGTACCCACAGATTCCAGAGCAAGAGGGTTAGTATCATGCGTATGGGCACCCTCCAGGTCTGCGGATGGGCGAAAGTTCAGGATATCCTCGGGTATACCTGCGTTCAAAGAAAAGTTACCCGGATACAAACCCTTACCAAGTACGGGTGGAGTAGCTCCCCAGTCGGGAACATCTGTGTGATCCCCCGACCTGGATATGTCAGACAACCTGGAGTAAACATCCGAGAAGTGCATGGAGCGATAAGTAACTCCCCTACCCAAGGGGGCGTATGCCAGCTTGCCCAAGCACCTGTGTAGTCTGATACTACTCATATTCCGTAGCTCCAGTAAGTATCAAAACACAGTTTCCTACACTTGCAGAACTCTGACCCCACCCCATTAGCTGTATTACCTGCACTGTTTCCACTATGCGATTGTACACTTCCAGAACCGCACTTGGAGACATGATGGCAATAGTCATGGCTGAGAAGGCTGCTGCCTCCGGACAAACAGCACTAGCAATACACCCGGTAAACTGCAATGCAGACCATGTGGACGTATAAGCCCCTGAGGGATAGTTGTAGAGGTTGATGCTGTTCAAAAGGCTCCAAGGAAGCGCCATGGAAATTCGAGTAGCAGTAAACTCCGTTGCACCAGAAGCTCCTGGAACACTCCTGGTACCTGTACCTGCGTGAGACACGCATACGGTATAGTCATTACTCACTCCTGTATTGCTAAGATACAGGGAAGGGCAGTACAGATTTGGATTAGCCAGGCTGACACCACGCAAAAGGGTTCCAAAGATGTGAACAGTGTGTTCCCCCAAGAGAGAACTACCCCACCCATCATGCGTATGGTGTGCACCGGAGAAACCCCGAACACGATCCCCTATACCCTTCCGGGGCTCCAAAGCAAACCAAGACTCAGGCCAGATATTGCTGATATTTGGTTGGTAATCATGGTCCCACTTCGGCCAGAAGTTGCAGAAGGATAAATTCCCATTCAGCAGCCACTGGATACGACGCCAATTCTCATTGATAACAACAGCATCTGCCCAACCTAGGTGCAAATCCGCTGTCGTGAAGAAAAGCTTCCCATCCTGAGCTGTGTGTTGCCAAAGGTATACCTGAGACATTAGTGTGCATCCGCCCCCTTCCAAGCAGGATCTTCCACATGGTACCGAACAACAATGCTGTGTACCCGAAGCTCAGTAGCACCCGTGTTTACCTTAAAGCCAAACTGGAAAGACTTACCTGTAAGCCGATTGAAGGACACCCGGGCTACACGAGGAATAAAGCTTGCAAAGGTTTGACCATCCGTCCAATCGGTATTGAGATACCTGGAAATAATTTCCGTATCAGGCAAGTCTCCTATAGGGCTGCTAGCTTCCTCAAAGCGTATACCCGCGTAGGAATCCCCGGTTGTAACACGCGGAGACCTGCGAACTGCACGTACCGTGAAACTCCGCTCAGAGAGATGAGAATAAGTAATCTCCAGCCCATCCAGCACCTTGTTTACATCTGGGAGCCCCATGTCTACTTCTCGAAGAGTGAAGAATGTTTCCCGCCTATCAGTACCATAATTAGGCCAACCGGGAAGATCATTTAACGAGAAAATGCCGTACATGGGTGCTTTACTGTACAAAAGAATTACCTGATTCTCTCGCCACTCCTCCTGATTAAGTGTGTAGTTCTGGCTCAGTACAAGAGATTCCCCTCGAGGTAAGCTTGTTGAGTCAACAAAGGCACCAGTAACATTACACCCTGCAAACCCATTAGACAAATTTACAGAGTACACTTTGTTACAGGTATACTCACCTTTGTAAGCCTGGTTGTCAGACCAGTGCCTGCTGGAACTCATCTGTTCTGTACTGTCGTACACAGACAGGTAGTACTGATTACCTACAATAGTTGCAGCCGCAGGAGTAAAACCCCCCCGGGAAAGATGCGCAGTAAGTCCGGGACCAACAGGATTGAGACGAGTACCGTCAAAAGAGTAGATACCCTTATCCGACAGAAAAACAATACCCCGATCCCAACTCGCGATAGTCCTCCGCGACACACAGCCTATGGTAGAGTGTACGACCACAAAGGAGTAGTTCTGAGGACCAGAACCCTGTAACCGGAGAATGCTGTTGCGGAGAAATACAAAAAGACTCCCCCCTACTTCTACCAGCGCAGTAATGTCACTGTTTCTCCCGTAGTCAGGAAGAAACAGTTCATTCAGAGCAGGCCACACATCCGGTTCGCCAAACTCACTACAGGCAATCCTGTTGTAGTTACCGAAACCCCCCACCGCAAACATGCGGTCCTCAAAAATACACATCATGCGAAAGTTGGATGGGTTACCGTAACTCAGCGACATCGCAGATCCCACAAGAGAATCAGGAACACTGTCCAGGAAGTACTTAACCCCTCTGGGTACATATCCAATGTGATACGGAATACCTGTCGCAGAATCTGTGCGATAGATATCTGCACCCTGAGCAATGGGGTAAATGCCCCCCAGATTATCCCAAATAGTTAGAACTACCTGGTTGTAATTCCTACCACTACTTGGCGTCCATGCACCTGAACCAGCTGTACCCTGTATGTGGTAAGGAACACTCTTCCCAAAAGGGGTTACCAAACGCACAAAGTAGTCCCCTGAAGAAATGGAAACATCGGACTCCCCACGGAATTTACCCGCGTAAATGTAACCAAGCTCCGAACCGGAGAGAACATTGTGTGCATGTATCCCCATGGGGTGTGCAACCAGCTCAGTCCCGTATTGAATCCTAAGAGGGTAACCTACACCATCACAGTAGTACAACCTATCCTTGTAGGGTACAAACTGACCCTCCCTCTTTGCGGGGTACGCAGGGGAATAAATATCCGCACCTACAGTGTAGACATCCCCCCAACTAGGATTCGTGTCCGCCATTATGTTGGTATGATTCAGGTAGCTTCGCGTACCTGTCGTACTGGGGTTGCCGGAAATCTTGAGAAGACTAACCCCAAAGGCGTGACCAAACAGGAAAAATGTACCCCCCTGAGGAGGAGTCCACGCAAAGATGCTGTTCGCATTCTCACGATTAGGGTAGGACAGATTTGTAGGGACACCGATTGCAGTTACCAGGGTGTGCCCCACAGAATTTTGCAGCTCTCCAGCGTCGGTAACCTGAACGTTCAAGGTTCTACCAGGCTCGTTTTTTGACCACCCGTGATCTACCAAAGCACCTGGGGGTAGCTTGGTGTGTTCCACACCAAGAAACAGACCAGGGAACTGGTCAATGACGTATCTCTGCATATTAGAGGGCACGGATAAACACCTTGCAGAAACCTGTGCCGGATACACTTAGAGTACCTGAGATGTAACTCCCGTCGTCAGATACAGAAGTGTACATACGACTCATGGGTACAACGTACCCACCAAGTACCTTATCCGCTACGAAGACGTTACTGAACACTACCGCAGGATTCGTAACTGCCTCAAGAACTCCGAAGAGTCCCACATGTTCAGTACCCGTAGCGTATAAATTCACGGGGCGAAGCATTCGCCTGTGCAAATCCCACTTTGCCCATGGCACAGATGCGCCGAGAAAAATCTGCGCGGCTTGGAAACCTGTCACAGCCACGGAGTTTCGAATACCCCAAACTTGTACCAAACCTCTACCCCTAGGACCTATGTCTTCATCAACTACGCCTGCAAAAGCGTTGGGACCTTCCCTAAGAGTGTTGGTAGTGGCGTGAGCAAACCGAACCGCGTAACCCTCGTGCGGCGTAGTATCCAAATCCTGATCCCACACAACACCGTGATTGGCTGTCAGGTAATCATCGCTGTTATTCACAACAGAGATATACACCTGCTCAGGCACAAGACGATTAATTCTGCGAAAGATCATGGCCCAGGTACCTCATCAGGTAAACGGAAGCGTCTCCCTGTCACAGTACCACCATACGGGGATACGACAGATCGCATAACCGATGTAGAGTCGGGACGGTAAGTTAGCATCGATACCATCTTCTGAATGGCCTCCTCGTACTCACCCTGGAACAATGGGTACAACTGGGGTATCAGGGACTTTGCACCAATGGCCGCAGCCCCCCAGATCAAGGCGTTCTCCCAGTGATAAGGAACTTGAAACCTGTGTGTACTCTGAGTGGGAAGATCTACAGAATTGGGTGAGTACAACACGTAGGCATTCCCTGCAATAGAAGGTGCGGGATACATGCGACCATCTGCACCTTGTCGAGTCCATACAAGTGGAGTTCCCGAGGGAACACTACTACCCTCGCGGGAATGTATGATACGGTTGAAATCAGTAGGCTGAAGATACTTGGGACAGGCATTGTCCCCAGCGGAAGATACGAAAACAAGCCCAAGTATGTCGCAGCCTGGAGCTGTGCTAAGGTCAAATAGGCCCGCAGTGCTCACAGTAATGGCAGAGGATAGGGTACAAAACCGCCACAGAGAGGCGCGAGTCACCATATCCCGGTAAGCCATCTTCAACCACTGATGTATTCGAACATCAAGGTTGTCATGCCGCAAGAGAGTCCCTACCTCCTGAGACAACTGGGAGAGTGTGGATGCAGTACTCATGACAACCTCCTGTTGACCTCATCGGACTGCACTGCCCGAAGATACGGCTTGTTAACCGTAGTGTTCTCCTCCTTAAGAATCATGTCGGCCAACCCGTTTACATACTCAGCCTTCTCCATGAGGTACCCCCGACCATCCCGGAGGAACAACCGTGCGCGCATCATGACCCCCGCAAGTACAACCTTGGGATAGTACTGCATAATCCAAAAGGTGTGACTTGGAGCAGGAAGTTTACTTGGAGCCAGAAAACAATCCACACGCATACCCTGACCTGTAGAGATGGTTGCACCTACTACATTACCGGGGAAAGGAAAACCAACAATACTCTGATGTACAGTACCTCCGGTAGTATCCACCGATCCTTGCACCACAGCATACATGGTAGATCCATTTACAGGATTCTGCTCAGTAGCCCTGAGACCGTGATAAGCATTTTGCAACGCCTGCCAGTCCCTACGTACCAGGGGGCGGTGGTAAGTAACGGGGGGTGCCGTAGTACCCACCACACCCTGAACATCGGCACAACCTAGAACCTCTATAATCTCACGCCCCGCAGAACCTGGATCAATCTCAAACATCTGAAGAGTCGGGTTATTCGAGGTTGCTGAAGTCGCATTCGTATGGCGGATAGTTACAGCCCGGTAAGACCTATGCCAAATCGCAGTAGTAGATATATCCTGAAGGGTACGGTTTACCCAGTCCAAGACATAAGCATCCAGGTTATCGTGGTGCGTCAGGAGCTGTACCTGGGATTGAATGTCTCCAACAGTCATTGGCCTTTCCTCCTGCGCATCCGGCGTCTCTTACCCACCTTCTCCGACTTGTACACCGTGGTTTGGTCCACATACCGAACCTTCTCCGGCTTCGGAGTCGTCGATACCTCTGGACCTGCCTCCGGCATCCTTTTTCCATCCGAGTCGATGCCATAGCCTGCTACTGCGGGGCCGATATACTGGTCGGGGATCAAGCCCTGATTCATTACCAGCCCTTGCGACGTATTCTGCGGGCACCAGTGAATAGGACGTACCGTACTCTCGGTGTTGCTCCCGGACAGGTAGGTAGTCTGATTCCGTAATAGTATGTGGCTGTTCAAGTAGGTGTCCGACCTTTGCTCCTGTGTGGACATATATACCAAAACCTTTCTGAAGAAGGCGTGCACAGAAAGCCGCATCTTCACCAAAGCCAAAACCGAGGTTAAACCACGGTGGATTCAGTTCCGTGAAAACCTCCATGTCAAAAAGCACAAACCCGAAACCCACAACGTCCACTTTGAATAGTTCGTTATCTGGGTAGAAGAAGATGGGTACAGTGCCCCTTTCCGTGAGCTTGAAGATACACGGAACTGTCGGAAGACCCCGGGTGAAGTACAAACCCGAAACCACCTGTACTTCGGATGACTCCAACATTGACCCCCAGAGGAGATCAAAGTCGGTACCGCTAAAAACATGGTCGTCATCGAGCATAAGGAGATGGGTTGCACCCCACTTTTGCGCATGTTCCACAATCCCCTTTCGAGCCTCCTGGCGATACGTACGGACATCCCGGTGAAGCATCA